CTACTTTCAATATCGAAGAAGACCAAGGCAAGATGGCACACAGCCAGAATACCCATACTACTATGCAGATGGTGGTATAATGTCTCTTGCAGAGGGTGGCAAGTCAGGCAAAGAGGTTCCGTTAGATAAGGCTATGGAGTTTATTGGAAACTTATCTAGATCTATGCCGCAAGTTCCAATGGATGCAATCGTAGAGGGGGCTAGAGGAGTCTTAGGGTTTGCTGAAGGTGGAGAAGCAGAAGTAGATGAGATGATGGAAGACAGTGGCATGAATGAAAAAGATGTTATTGTCGAGGCTATAAAAGCTATTAAAGAAATGTCTGATCAACCAGAAGTAGCCTTAGCTATGTTTGTTCAGAAGTACGGTGAGGACGCACTGCGCGATCTTGTCGGGCGAGTACAGTCAGGTGAGTTAGACGATACTGTGGCTCGTTTTGCAGAGGGTGATAAAGGAATGGTGAGAGGCCCAGGAGATGGTTCTGGAGTTGATGACATGGTTCCTGCAACACTTGAAGGAGAGCAAGATGTTCTCTTGTCTGATGGGGAGTTTGTGCTGAGGAAGAATACTACTGATGCTCTGGAGAAAGCATATGGTGGTGGCTTCCTTGATGTTATTAATCGTGCTGAAGAGGATGCTCCTGAGAAACTTGAAAAAATGGTGGGATAGTGAAAGTAAGCTTAGTGCCTCAAGAGGCAGTAGGTCATATATGGAAGGAAGTTGATAGGGTATTAAAGAAGAGCGTAGCCACAGTAAAAGATAAATCAGATATGATTGACATTTTAGACGGCATTTACGATGGCACTTACGTTCTTTGGGTTGTAATGGATAAAAATGACAGCATAGTAGCTGCATTTACCACTAGACTTATAATATACCCACAACGGAAAGCATTGGCCTTAGATTGGGTAGGCGGAACGCAAATGAAAGAATGGTCTGACGATTTAATAGAGACTATGAAGCGTTACGCAAATGAGTTAGGATGTAGTCATTTAGAGGGCTACGGAAGAAAAGGTTGGGGTAGAGCGTTGAAACAGTATGGGTTTTATCCTGAATACATAGCTTACCGAATGGAGTTGTAAGATGGGAAAAGGCAAACAAGCACCCGCAGATTCAACAATGCGCCAAACAAATTTACCTGAGTATGCTGACCCATACTTCCGCAGGTTGCTTCAAGGTGCTGAAGAAGCATCTATGCCTTTTGATCCCGTAACAGGTCAGTCAACATATATGCCGTATCAGGGTGAACGTCTTGCTCCATCTTCTATGTATGGTGACATCCAAGGCTCTCGTGCCATGACACGCGGCATCGCTCAGTCAGGTATCGCAGGTATGGGCGAGGCTATGGGTGCACAACGTGCAGGAATGGCGGCTCAACAAGAAGGTATGGGTGCTCAACGTGAAGGCATGGATGTTACTCGTAGAGGTATTGGTTACACAGAAGAGGGTATTGGTAATCTTCGTGACATAGGTCAGTATGATACTGGCAGGTTTGATCCATATTCACAGTTTCGTATGGCAAACTACAATCAGTTTGGCTTTCAACAGCCAGAGCGTTTTGGCGGTATGGCGGCTGCTCAGTACATGTCTCCTTATATGGATGCAGTGGTTGATGAGCAGAAGCGCGGTGCTATGCAAGACTTTCGACGACAGCAGGCAGGCAGAGATGCCGCCGCAGTACAAGCAGGTGCATTTGGTGGCTCACGTCAGGCAGTAGGCGACTATCTTTCTGAAGAAGGTCTAATGGATACTCTTGGCGGTATAGAAGCTACAGGTAGACAGCAGGCTTTCCAACAAGCGGCACAACAGTTTGGCGCTGATAGAGAAGCACGTATGCAAGCAGAGCGACAACAAGCAGCAGAACTTTCTAGAGTGCAAGCAGGTCGTGCAGGTGAGATGGGTCGTGTGCAAGGCGCAGAAGCATCTGAACTTGGTCGCATACAGTCAGCGTTAGAACAGTCTCGTCAATTTGGAGCAGGTCAAGCCCTTGCCGCAGAACAGGCTGCAATGCGGGGAGCAGGTCAGCTAAATACATTTGCTCAAGGTCTTGGCGGTCTTGGCATGAATGTTGGTCGGCTTGGCATGAATGTAGGATCTCTTGGTCAAAGCCTTGCAGGTCTAGGAGAACGTCAACGCGCAGCCGATATACAAGGTGCGCAGTTACTTGAGTCTGTAGGGCGTGACATTAGAGCAGAGGATCAGGGCAGGCTTGATCTCGCTTACGAAGATTTTCAACGTCAACGTGATTATCCAATGCGTCAATATGAGAGATTTGCAGGACTGTTACGTGGTATACCTGTGACTCCTAACATAGAACAACAACGTATGGTTAACTATAATCCAATACAACAGGCACTTGGTGCAGGTATATCGGCACTTGGACTATATAGAGGTCTAACATAATGAATATATTAGAGCTTCAGGACAATCTTAAAGATGTATCAGACGATGTGTTGATGAAAGAGATGCAGATGCCTTCAGGCAATGCACCCCAGTTTCTTATCCTGAGTGAGCTAAAACGCCGTAAGCGTATGCGTGATGACTTGCAACGTCGAGAAGCAGCTAATATGCAGACTGTAGCAGAAGAAACCATAACCGCAGCAGGTATGCCACAAGAAGGTATTATGGGCGCAGCACGAGCAATGGCACCAGAAAGTTCAATTGCACAAAACACAGGCATAGATACGGCTATGCCAATGCAGCCAACTCAAGCACCACAGCAACCACAGATGGCAGCAGATGGCGGCATCATGAAGTTACAGGGTGGTGGCTTATCTAGTATTTCTAGTAGAGTAGAAGATTTTATGCCTAAAATTGGTGGGCCTCACGACGACGATTTAAATCCTCTGACTGGGCTAGGCTCAAATCCTGCATACACATACGAAACATTCTTGGAAGAAAATGGACTAAACGATACTCCTCAAGCTCAAGAGATGTTTGTACGATTTAAAAACTTTATAGACAGACGAGAAGAAGTACCGTCAGATCCAAAACTGTACTCTCCTTTTTTAGATACTGCTCCCGATGCCCCTAAAAACATCGATTCAGGTGAGCTTCCATCAATATCTTCTATGTCAGACGTAGACCCAAGACTAGGCGCTACAGAATTTGGAGGCATGGATCTGGCTAGCGATGAGTTTAAAGATGCAGCAAATACACTCTACCCTGAAGGTATAGGCACAGCTACACAAGAATTTCTTCAAAAACGAAACGCAGGTTTTGGGGATAAATTAGATGAAGTAGCTCCCATACCGTATTTGTCTTCTATTTCTAAAGATGCAGACCAAAGAGCATCAGCGGAAGCTGAAACAGACAAACCTACCTTTATGGGAGATGTGCTACCGTTCCTTGGCGATGCGGCTGTAGCAGCAGGTAAAAGTCTTTATGAAAATACCTTAAAGCCAGAGCCGTTGCTAGAGGTAGGCGCAGTGCCAAATAAAAGAGAAGTTTTAGAAGGTCAAATCGCTGATATAAACCAACAAATTCTTGATGCAGAACAAGCAAATGACGAAATACTTGCAAATGCATTAACAAAACGTAAAAATGTATTGATGCGCCGTATAGATACTATGGAGTTTTCAGAAGACGCAGGAGAAGTTCTTCGTAGTGTACCAGGCGCATTGCAAGATGTAGGTTCTTCTATATATCAAACTTTTAATGAGCAAGTGTTAGCAGGGGTTGATCCACAGTTAGCAGCCGCAAATATAAAAGCCTCACAAGACGCTGTAGCTGCTAGAGACTCAGAAAATGAGGCTGGTATTGAATCAGAGGCAGAACGAGAAGCACGTATAGAAGCTCTACGTGGTGATGCTACTGAAGTCGTCCCAGGAATTAGCACTGACGTTTCTGGGTTTTTTCCTAACTTAGAAATGGAAAATCCAAATATTGGTGATTCTACCACTCCTGCACCAAAAGTAACTACAGACGATGACCCCAACAAAAAATTACCAATAACCGATGGCGGCGAAGGCGGCGCAGGGTTTGGCTCAACAGATTCTCGTATCGCCAAGATGTTGTCAGAGCGCCAAAAGCAAGCCGAATCGGACAAGTGGATGGCACTTGCACAAGCTGGGTTCCAGATAATGGCTTCTAAATCTCCTACATTGTTAGGAGCAGTCGGCGAAGGTGGGCAGGCAGGACTAAAAGCCTTGAGTGCATCTAAGAAGGGCATGCGAGACTTTGAGACTGATATGCTCAAATTAGAAACACAGTTAGAGGCTGCAAGACTTAGATCACAAGGTAGAGGTAAAACTTCAGCTACAGCATACGCTGCTTTGGAAAGGTCTTATAGCGAGGCTCTTGAACTCGCAACTCAAAATCCAAGTGCGCCAAATTTAGCGAGATTAAAGGAACTTGAAGATTTAGTCAGGGAAGCTAGAGCTGTGCAATTTGGTGCTGTGACCGCAGATAATACAAACAGCGGGGTAATTAAGACACCTTCCGCACAAGCTGGATAAATTGCGATGGGTATATACCAATACGTCGATCCTCAAACAGGACGTAACTATCAGTTTGAACATGCTGGAGATGCGCCGACCAACGAAGACTTTGCGTTCATACGCAGTACATTAGAACGAGATCGAGCAGCATACGCGCAGCAGTTTGAAGCATTTACTGGCAAAGAATACGAAGAACCTGATGACGGCACAGCTATAGGTCGTGGGTTTGAGCGTGGCAAGAAACAAATCAAACAAGCTTTCGGTGAGACACTTGGCACTATCGGCGAACAAGCAGGGCTTGGATTTCTTGCGGAGTACGGACAGGGTGTAGAGGAAAACGCCCGACAGGAACTAGGCGAGTTAATGCTTGAGCAGCCAGAACGCATGCAGTCTACAGACGTTACTGGATTAGGATCAGCGTTGACCTATGCAGGAGAAGTTGTTGGTGAGCAAATACCGCAACTTGGTGTAGGTTTGGGTGGAGCCATAGTGGGTACAGCAGCAGCGCCAGTTATTGCTCCTGTTTTAGGTGCGGCAGCGCCGTTTGTTGCAGGTGCTACAACCGCAGGTGCATTCACAGCGCCGATTTTGTTCGGTAATAACATTCAACGCCAAGAAGATGAGGTAGCCGCAGGTAAAAAAACATCCGTTGATGTTGGTGCTGCTTTAAAAGCTACGTTCGGACAAGCTGCTCTTGAAGGTATATCGGACAAAATATTGTTAGGCAGTGTGTTTCGTCCGCTAGGAAAGTCTATTTTTACACGCACAGTTTCCCGTGCAGGTGGCGGTGCTACGACTGAAAGTTTGACTGAAGTTGGTCAACAGATGATGGAGCGAGCGCAGGCAGGTCTACCGATTGACAGCGAAGATGCCATTGCAGAGTACCGCGAAGCAGCTATTGCAGGCGGTCTTATCGGTGGTGGCACACGAGCTACCCTTGGTGCCGTGGGCGAGCGTGACCCAGATGCGCCTCCAATCACCGAAACCACCGAAACAGGGGGTACTGCTCCCGGGCCGGAGGGGCAGGTTGTACAAGACACACAAACAACTCCTCAGTTACAAGAAGGTCAAACACAAGGCGAGCTGTTTCCAGAATCAGAGATTACCGCAGCACAAGAAAAAGAAGCACAGAATGCAAAGACTGTTCAAGACATTGATTTTAATTTATTTGACACGATGGAAGGCGCTAAAGAAGCAAATGCTGCACTAAATGTAGCGCTTAACAAAGCCATACAAATGGATAGTTATGAAGCTGCTAGAAAATATATGGCAGAAGTTCAAGATAAATATTCTGATTTTGGCGCTAGGGATACTGAACCAAGAGAAATTATCCTTAGTAAGCTAAACTCAACTTTTTCTAGAGGTAAAGCAGAACAAACAGACGCAGAACGCACAGCGGCAGCAGCAGAGACAGCAGTAGAAACAGCGACAGGAAACTCTGCATTAGAAAAAGATCAAGCTAACCTTGTAAATGAGCAAGTCCGAAAGCAAGAAAAGGCTAATGCGAAAGCTGTAGCTAAAACTCAAGAATACCTACCCGGTCTTGAGCCACAAGAAAGCGGCACTGCTGCAATCGAAAGCGAGCAGACTGGTAAACAGATTGAAGTGGGTAAAAAACCTGTAGAAACTACAGAAACAACTAAAGAGGCGTTTACACCTGACTATGTAAAGAATGTACTTGGAATTACACGACCTACAGCACCACTTCTAAAAGCTGCAACAGAAGGTGATTTAAGTGGCAAATCTCTTGACGACCCTGCCATTGTGGATCGACTTGCTAAATATGTAAGTAGAAGAGGAGCCGAATCAAACGCTGTGCTAACTTCAATGAAAGAACGAGGTTATGAATATGTCGGAAACCAATTCGTTAGACCTGAGTCAGAGGGAATTGGAACAGGCGTTCAGGGTAGTAGACCTAGCGTGGCAGGAACGGAACGGGCAGGAAGTGGAGATCAGAGTGCCGTCCAGTCTACATCACCTGAGTCAAGATCAGTGGGAACAGGTGTGTCAACTACTGTGCCACCTATTGTGGCAGCAAGAGAACAGCCAGATACATTAACCCCCGATGAGCAAGGCATAGCGGCAGTACAGCAGCTTGCCGAACAAGCAACGGCTACACCAGTACAAGTCACACCACAAACAGAAGCCACACCAGTGCGTACAGCCGTACCACAAGGGCAAACAACAGGAGCCGCAGGACAAGTAATCCCTACGCCTGTACAAGTGCCACCTGCTCCAGAAATACAAGCCGCGCCTGTCCCACAAGAACAGCTACAGGCAGTAGAAGCAGAGCGAGACGCAGCAGCACAAGCACGTATTGATAGAGTGTTTGAGAGTAATCGGGGCAAGCAGCCTCAAGTCAGAGAATACCACGACACGCAAGTAGACCCACGGTCTGCACCAGAAGTCACAACTGCTGTGGACAAAGAAGGCATTGCAGAATTACTCGAAACTTCGGATGACAATTTAAAAGGCGACGCGAACGCTGGTGCCAGAGCTGCAAAGTTATTCTTTAAACGATTCCGTAGACCTGTTGATGCTCTCGCCGAAATGGGTGCAATTAGTGCGGCTGGCCCTACACAATCTGTTGAAAAAGACTACACACCTGTACAGTTTGCTTTCTATAAAGGCATGACTCAGAAAGCCGCTATGGATGCACGGAAGTGGGTGTTTGATAATCTATCGCGTCAAGCATTTGTAGAAACACGTGATGCAAGTGTTCTTGCACGTAAAGACCCAGAGGATAATCGTTCCGATACTTATCTTGCTCTTATCAAAGAAGTTAAACGTCTTCAAAAGAAAGAAGACAAAGCGTTCCAAAAACAAATGGATCGTGAACTTGATGCGCTCAAACTAGAAGCACAGACTCGCGCTCCTGCCGCACCAGATCAAGAAATACGAGCAGAAGGTGCGATTGGTGCAACTGAACTTATAAAAGGTCAAACAGCGTTTGATTCTTATTTGCTTGGCATGGGGTTTAAAAAGCGCAAAGTACCTAAACAGGATGACTATGTATTTATAGATCCTGACACTAAAAAAGCTCTAACCGATGAAGAGCTTATGGATTTTTATGATGGTTTTGCCTATACTAAAAGTGAGCTAGGTTTTCTACTTATAGACCCAGTAAAAGGGTTAGACCAAAAGCTACTTCCAAGCATACAAAATGCATTGCAGCGTGGTGATTTGCAGTTTGCGCTAGACGCCATCGCCTCAACGAGTCAAGTAAAACGTATCCGTGAGATCGCAGCCAAGCTAGGCAACGTTGTCGGTAGTACACAGATACAAGTGGTTGATGATTTATCTCCACTGGCAGGGCGCAGAGCTGCTGGTCTGTTTTCGCCTGAAGAGAATACAATTTACATCGATGCTAACAACGGGATGAACGTGCATACTATACTGCATGAGATGACCCACGCAGCTACCTCTGCATCGATTGCGGCAAACCCATCTTTACCAGAAGTGAAGCAGCTACAGACTATCCTTGAAAACATACGTAAGCAATTTGGAGAAGTTTATGGTACAGCTAATCTTGATGAGTTTGTCGCTGAAGCATTTAGCAACCCTGAGTTCCAAAGCGCATTAGCTCTATCAAAAGTAGACGGCGGTAAAATATCAAACTGGGAGAAGTTTACAGGTGCTATTAAACGTGTGGTGCGTCGAATACTAGGGTTGTCGCCATCTCCAACCGCATTGTCAGAAGTTGATCGTCTTGTAGAAGGGTTATTATCTCCGTCACCCGCCACACGTGCGGCACCGAATATGCTCATGGCGGCAGACAATAAAAAGGGAGCCGCAGGGCTAGTTCAAAATATAGCAAACGTAGTGCCTGAAAGCAGCAAAGAAAAAATAGCTGACCTTAGTAGCGTTGTGTTCGATGAAGGTATTGGAAGAACAGCGAAAAGCTGGACACTTAACACATTACCTGTAAACATCTTGACAGATATAGCGTCAAAGAAAATACCATTTGCCAAACAGCTAAACACTCTTATTAACAAGCAGAGTGGTGCGCTACGTCAAAAGTCTGAAGTCCTAGACTCCATACTAAACAATCTGCATGCATGGCAGCGTAAGAACAAAGACCTTGCAAAGATATTAAACAACATCATCCCACGATCTACATACTTAAAAGTCGATCCATCTCGTAGCGATCCAAAGTATATGAAAACTATTCGAGACGATGCAGAGCGTTCTGCTGAATACGATCAGCTAAAAATAGAATACGATAAGTTGGATGATGCAGGTAAAGCTTTCTATCGTCAGATGCGAAACTACTTCCAAGACACTTATGACGATATAATATCAGCATTAGATGCACGTTTAGAAGCTACAATTCCTGATGCAGAAGTAAAGAAAAACGCATTCGAACAATTACGACAACTTCTACAAAAAGATACAGGCGTTATTCGTCCTTATTTCCCATTACAACGTAAAGGTAACTATCGTCTAGCATACACTGCACCTGATCCAGATAATGGGCGACCTGAACTATTTGTGGAGTATTATCCAACATTGCGTAAAGCTGAACAAGCCAGAGCAAAAATAATAGGAGTAGACGCAGAGGCTGCAATCACAGATGCCAACACAATAATGGACTTTAGAAAAGCGCCTAACACTGGGTTTGTACGTGACATCCTCAACACGCTTCAGTTCAACGAGGATAAATTTAATTCTGATGAGAACTACCGCAAAGTTATGCAAGAGATTGTTGACCTTTCATTAGATGCAATGCCAGAACGTTCGTTTATGCAAAACTTTCGTCGCCGTAAAGGTATTCGAGGTTTTATCGGAGACACCACACCAACAGGAATGGGGGCTATGGACTTCGATGCATACACAATGCTTAAAGAAAAAGGCCGTGACCTCAACCGTCAGCTTGTACAGCTTCGATCCGCAGCAGAGATAGAGAAATTTCGCAAAGATTTAGAGCCTTATAAAGCTGATCCTAGCACAGCCATGTTAGTGCAAAAATTAGATCAAATTGCTAGTTTTGCTCAAAGCCCAAATGTTCCACGTGTATCACAAGTTGTAAACAGTCTAGGGTTTGGCATGACTATGGGTCTCAACTTCTCGTCAGCAGCAATCACATTTTTTGATGTAGCGATGAGCGCTCTGCCCATACTTGCAGGTAAACATAAGCTTGGCCCAACATCTCGTGCATTTGGTACAGCAACTAAACTATTTGCAGGTGCGCCTTCTAAACGTACAGTTATGGCGACAGGCCCAGATGGAGAGCTTGTACCACAAGAAGTCAACATGGGTACGGCAGGTAAATCTATATCTAACTATGATTTAAGTAACCTACCCGAAATGCTACAAAACATTCGTGCTGATATTCTTATTAAGATGGGCATAGATCAGGGACAGTTCAACCAATCTATGACGCAAGAAAACCTAGAGATTGGACGCGATGCGCCGTTAGAAACGTTTAATAAGTACTCTAGTTTTATGTTTCATCACTCAGAACGTTTCAATCGTGAGACAACTCTCACTGCTGCATACATGTTAGAAGTAAACAAAATGCAGCGAGAGAAAGGTAAGCTTACTGATGCGGACTATGAAAAAGCAGCACAAGAAGCCATCGATACGACAGAGTTCACGCTCGGTGCAACTGCTGCCGCAGGTCGTCCGATTGTAGCGCAAAAGGGCATTGGTAATATCTTATTCCTCTTTAAGCGCTTTGCGATCAGCAAATATTATATGATGGCTAAGTTGGCGCAAGAGTCTGCGGCAGGGAACAAAGCAGCGCAAGCGGCTACACGTAACTTCCTAATATCTACAGGGTTGTTTGCAGGTCTTGGTGGCATGCCGCTGATGGGTGGAATCGGTGCAATCTACAACTTGTTTGCAGATGATGACGAAGATGACTTCGAAGCAGCTACACGTAAGCTAGTCGGTGAAGGTATATACGGTGGGCTTGCCAACGAGATACTAGGCGTAGACCTTGCCAACCGTATTTCAATGAACAGCTTGCTGTATCGTGCGCCGTTGATTGACAAAGATCAAAGTAACTTGTGGACGCTCATTGAACAGCTAGGTGGCCCAGTAATCGGTGTAGGGCTAAGTATCGAACGTGGTATGAAAGATGTATACCAAGGTGAGGTGCAACGTGGCATTGAAGCTATGGCTCCGGCGGCTATTCGTAATGGTCTTAAATCGTTCCGCTTTGCAACAGAGGGAGCTACAACTCGTCGTGGCGACCCAATCACTGAAGATATTAACCCATATAACGTAGTAATGCAGGGTCTAGGGTTTGCGCCACAGGCTTACATTCAACAGCTTGAGGCTAATAAAAACGTTCGTCGCCGTGAGGATGCTATAAATAGTCGCCGTACCAAGCTTTTACGTCGCCGCAACATGGCGATTCGTGAGGGTGATAGAGACGAATTAGAGAAAGTAGAACGCCTTATCGAAGAGTACAATGCAGGTCTACCGCAAGATGCAGACACTCGTAAGAAACTGATTACCTCAGATACAAAACAAAACTCTTTGCGTACATTCAATAGAACTACAGGTGATATGAGAGGTGGCATCACAACCACGGACTTCTCAAGAAGCATTCTCGAACAATACGACTTCCAATAAAAAAGACCCCCACAAGATGCAGGGGTCAGTATAACAATGGAGAACAACATCTAGAGGACGTTGTCAGATATAGTATATCACATAGTTCTCCATACACGTAAACCCAGTTTTTTATTTTCTATACATATTTGCATGTCGAACTCCCATGCTTTCATTTTTGCAACACTTTTTAATTGTTTCATGCCCTTGTCAGTATTTATGCAAGGGAGAAAGAAAGACGAACCAACGTCCATAACTTCCCAGTTTATCGTGACCCGAAGCCCATCAGGGTTCAGATCATCAAGTTTCATTACTTTCTGATCCATCGATAGCCTCGTCAAACCCCTCAAATTTTATTTGTAGTACGTCTTGTGCAGGCATGTTAAAGTCAGTGCCTTTTGTCAGACGTTTCTTAACGCGCTTTGCACCTTTCTTTGCTTTAAGATCATCCACAAGAGAAGCGTAATTGATCTGCTGATCTGTACACCAATCCTTAAAAGGTTTGATCCGAAGGAACAGTAGCTTCGTATCAGGTTCAAACCGTGCAACAAGTTGCCCTCTTGGAGACGCACTAATAGGCACAAGTTGATCCAGACCATTATCGTTTTTCCCACGTAAGTCTTCTGTACTATCGATCTTGAGGATGTTGTTGTAGTTTTCTGAGATGTAGTTACCTACTGTCTCATCTACAGATGCACCGATATCATTCACAAAGTTGTTTCGACGTATCAATTCTTTGACGATCCATCTGTACACATTGCCAGTATCGTACTTTATTAGTCCAATACTTTTAGCGATGATTAGCCCTGCAAGTATTACCGCGTTACCGTTTGACCAGAAACGATTTTCTGGCCCTAGTTTAGCAGCCTCATCCAATCGTGCCTTGGTTTTTTGTACGATAGCGAGAGCCTGTTCCCTGTTGTTAATTACCCATTGGATATACTCTATACCGATATGACCGTAATTTTGTTTTAAGTCTTTGAACAATTTACTGGTCGCTGCTGTAAGTCTTTTGTCAGAAGCAGGAATTAGTTTGTCTACTTTAATCTCAAATAGCCTCTGCATCTCTGCTTTCGGCGTAGCTTTATCTCGACTTAAAATTTCCCACGCGCTAGTATTAGCTGAACTTAAAGCTAATAATTGCCACGGCTTTCCACGCGCTCGTTCTTCGTTACCGTTAGCCGCTAGTCTATTTTTCTGCCTACCGCCAGACACTTGATAAACATACTCAGACATCTCTCTGCTTGATACATCAGTCATCTCATCAGATATAAGAGGTAAGCTGTGCATAATCTCACCGCGATTCATACGCGAGTTATGAGTATCGTATTGTGTAAGTGATAATAACTCTGGATGCCCCCATATAGACATTGCAGCCATCTGCGCTGTTGTTTTTCCTACACCTGAACCACCAAACAAATGCACAGCCATGCTGTTTAGACCTGTCAAAGCCATCAGCGGTGAGCCGAAACCGACGCCAACTACATATTGATGCAGTTCCCACCCCTCTTTGTTATAAAAGTCCAAACACTCTAAATTAAGGTCTCTACTACCCTTCGGCTCAAAGGCATCCATCAACCCTGCGGTCTTTGACGATGGTGGGTTGTATGTAACCTTGTCGCCTTCGACTAACTTTTCTCCTAGAACAAAGGCTTCCATATCTTCATCGACCCATCCAAACTGACGATACGCCTCAGATGCCATTGAACTGTGTTGTAATTCATCTATCCATTTTGTTGTGTACACCATTAATTTATCCAATTGTTTGCCCCACGCGGTCACGCCTTCACGTGCCATGCTCTTACGAAACTCTTCCCTAGAAGTTACATGTGTAAGAGGCACGGTAAACTGACGCACACCGTCACGAGGTAAGTGTAATCTAAAAACGAGCGTTTCACCAAGCTCTTCGTCATGCAGACGACGAGTAATATAAATGTCGTGATGGTAAATGCACTCTTCTTCTATATCCCCATCGGCATTGGTGCCACGTATAAATACGCCACCTGCAACCCCACGGAAGTACGGTTTGGGAAACACAGGTATATCAAACTCTTTGTTCTCTTTCTTGCCCTGCATAGGTGCAGACAACGTGACCTCACCTTCGGTCTCCCGAATACGCTTGCCCAATACAATCGGTGATTTGATCTCACCCCAAAGCGGACAGTCCCGACAAACACCTTCGTTTAACTCATCAAAAGTTGTACAGGTGTATGGGCCTTTAATCTCATTCAACTTTTTACGCATTTCTGCTTCGCTGTAATCGGGATGTTTATTTGATATTCTGTCTGCTGCCTTGTCACCATCAACACAAAATTTTGCAATTGACAGTCCTGCTCGCCACATCGGCTCACTCACTTCATGCTGTTTTGTAGCAATGTATTCGAGTTGCTTGCACCCTTTCCCCGCCATTGTTTTATTGATTATCGTTTTAAAAACGTTTTCAGAATTTTCTGCGTAGGCTTCGTAAAGCGCGTCAGTTCCTAGATCAACGTTGGTAACTGGCATCACTATGCCAAGCTTCTCGACAAACTCTGACAAAACGACAGGCGTAGGCATCTCAACGCCATACAACTCCACAGATAAAGGTGGATCGTCTTTATAATTGTGCGTGTTCGGCACACGTAAGATACGTGCAACATCTGCTGTCACCGCAGGGTCAGCGAGCAGGCCGTTATCGGCACAGGCTTTCTTCAACCGCTCTGCTGCGTCTAACCATTGCTCCGCCGAAACTGCTTCGGTAAGCGTCCAATACACATGTACTCCTCTCCCGCTGTTAACCATCATAGGCTTAGGCAGAGAGAGTTGTTTACAGAAACTACGCAACGCTTCGATTGCTGCGGCTTGCGTAGGGTATTCTTTTGACGGCCCACAATCTAAATCAAGGAACAGAGATTTGAGTTCCTGTGCGTTGTCGGCTTTACGGCTAGTGGGTTCCTCGAATGTTGCGAGTGCAAAGTAAACGTCTAAGCCATCGTTATTGTATTTATTGGCTGCACGTTCGACTTCTTCAATGGTGCTATAGAACTTTTGTATTCTTATGTTGTCCTTGCTACGCGCTGCAAAAACGCAGTAGTGACCGTTGTCGCTGAGTACCCCCTGTAAAAAGGTTGTTGTTTCCATTGCTGCTGCTCCAAAGTTAACCGTGGTGAGGCGTGATAGGAGTCTACCTCACCACGATATTCTCTTGTTAATTTTAGGATAAGAAGTTCTCCCTATTCTTCTTAGTCGTCCCAGTCCTCAACAAGAGCCGCAAGATCAGCCTCTTTGTCAGAGGGAGCAGCTACCTCTTTCTTTTTGGCGACCTTTTTCGGTTCGGGGATTTCATCTGCTTCAACAGGCGCAGAGTCAATCACATCTTCAAACACGGCTGAAGCATCATCATCCTCTACAGAGAAACCATCTTGTGGTTCAAAAGGAGAGTATTGCCTCTTCTCAGCAAGCTCTAATACTTGTACAGCTTTCACTCTTAGCGATACTCCGTGTGAACTCATACTATAAGGCACAAGAGTAACTCCTATGTTTATAGTGCTGCCATGAGTAAGCTTGAATGATGGCGGTAACTTCCTATTCTTTGCGTCTACATGCAAGGGTGGTTCTGTTACCTTGCCTTTATACTGACCTTTTAACTGTACAGAACCGATGTAACCACCGTCCATATCTACCTCAAACACGTCTGTGTGCTTGGGCATAGCAGGCCAATCAGAAGCCGCCTGTTCTTTATATGCGGCTACCATGGCTTTATACAGCTCTTTTGCTTGTGCCTCAGTCATGCGGAAGTCCATTTCATACTTCGCATTCTCTTCTGTTGGGCCACAAGGCACAGTTTTACCCCTTGGTGGGATGTTTCTGTCGTATCTGTAAGTCTGATCCAGACGTGGATACATAGCTGTAACATTTTTAATTAAGTGCATAGGTTTGGCTTCTGCCATTAGTCTTCTCCTTTGTCATACTCAAATCCGTCTACTGCCGTAAACGGAGACTTATTTATAGCGTCCTTTCTTGGGATCGCTACGGTTTGTAGCGCAGCAATGCTTGCCGCATGGCTGCTCTTCTGCTTCAAAGCTATCTGAAGCTCTTGCTCT